CATTACAGACAAGAAGAAGTTATGAATCGCATCTTTAAGAAGTGGCCTGGCAAGTCAGCAAGGATATCGAACTATGTTCTGTATCAAGACAAGTCAGCCAAACGTGAAGCGGCAAAACGACTAGGGCACAAAGGCAGACTGCCCAGGAAGTTCACATACGAATCACTAGGCATTGACCCAGTAGAGGCAAAACGAATAGAACGCAAATTGAAAGGCAAAAAGAAATGTATATCAAAACACTGTGGAGGCATCTTAATGTTTACAAGGCAATTACCAAAATCTTTAATATCACAAACAAATCAAATACTGTTGGACAAAAACGAGGTCGCGGATCTCGAACATCTGAAAGTGGACATCCTATCCAACAGGGGACTGAGTCAATTGATAGACATCGATCCACAAATAAAATTATTCGAATATCCAGAGATAGACGAGGCTACTTCGTCTTTGTTGAGTCGGGGAGACGTGTTGGGGGTTACCCAGGGAGAATCTCCAGCCATGAGAAGACTGTTCCGAGCAATACGCCCACAGTCAATGCTTGATTGTGTGTTTGCTACAGCACTGATCAGACCGGTAGCAATGCAAGGCAGACGCAAAGCCGCTTTCTTCAGTGACTGGACTGCTGACAGAGTTTCAGACGTTGTGGTGTGTGAAGATGATGCCATTGTCCAAATTGCAAAATTAATCGGGTGTGACTTCTATGAAGCAGACATGTATCGCAGAGCATTTGCCAAAAAGAATGAAGAAAAGGTAATGGAGTTTATGACTCGACTAGGAGATCATCCACGCAAAGACGAAGTGTTTCGATCACTGCAAGAGTTAAGTGGATTTGGATTATGCAGAGCACACGCTGTAAACCTAGGCAGACTCATATGGGCACTGGCTTACCAAAAAGCACACAACCAAAAAGGTTTTTGGTCAGCGGCACTTAAACACTGTCATGGGTCGTACAAACGTTGGGTATACAAAACAGAAGCCAAAAGAGCAGGACTAACACCAACTACTATATCTAAGTCTGACAAGTTTGATGATCCTGTCTGGCAATACAAAAAATACGGATGGTGGTCTGATCCAAAGTTTCTACCAGGCTTTTATACAAGACATCTGTATCTCGATCGTATCGAATTCGCCGGTTTAATTGCAAATGGACGGGTCTACAAAGCCGGAAATAAAAAGTATGTAACATTTGTTACCTTAGGAATAGACAACGGCTATTATGTGGACTTAACAATCAACAAACCATTTCCATATTCGGATCATGATGTAATACGAGGTGTTGGAAGAATTAAACATCTTAACAATTCAGATTATATTGAAGTGATTGAATCGGAAGTCTTACCAATTGATAAGTTCTATAGTTAATCTTCCCAAGGCTCGTCGATCAGTAATTCTTTCTTAGACTCTTTGTAGTTGTCTGGTGAGTATTCTTCTGATTCAGGTAATGGATCTTTCTTCTTTGTAATTACAGGCCATATCTCGGAACGTTCTGCATTAAACTTCATCCAATACTCTAATTCTGTTCCAGCAACTGTGTCAGGCAAAATTGCTCCCACAGGACACTCAGGCTCACACACTCCACAGTCAATACACTCATCTGGATTTATTACTAGAGTATTTTTGCCTTCATAGAAACAATCAACAGGACAAACTTCTACACAGTCAGTGTGTTTGCATTTAATACACTCTTCGCCGACAACATAAGTCATACAACTATCTATCTATTCTTTGCCTAAATTTTGTATCAATTGTTTTATCTTGGAACCTTCTATGTTGGCTTTAACTTTGCCTATGTCATCGCCACTGGCTTTGTGTTCTTCTTTTGGTTCTGCTGTTACAGTAGATGTTCTTTTTAAATTGCTGTATATAGAAGGCGCTTGTTTTTTAAATGATTGATATTCTTCATCTTCTGCTAAGTCAAGTATTCTCAGTGTGTCCACGTTGAACTCCAAATCTACTTTGTGTCCAACACCAGAACTGGATCTTGTTTTCATAAACTGTATCTGATACTTGCCACGCTCTCTCATCGCTCGAGACGTAAAGATACCAATCACATTGTCTGCTGTTTGTATCTTGCTCAGTCCACCACTGATGTGCGAATGATCAAATTCTATTTCTTCAACACTGGCTCTGTTCAACTGAGATGCTGTTATCAATATGGAGTTTAGATCCACTGCTAAGTTTCTTAACTCTTCAGACACATACTTGTCTTTTACAAATAGATCACTTGGCGATACACGTTTGTTCATTGGCATCAGTAAGTCCAAGTAATCAATCAGCACCACATCACACGGTACGCCATGCTGTATTTCAAACTCTTTAATATATGTTCTAATATCAATAGCAGTTGCTCCACTGGCAATGTATTTGATTCTAACTTTGCCTGTAGTCTTGGCTTTCATTTTAACTTTTAGATCCAGTGTGTCTAAATCTTTGAATATGTCTCTAGCAGGAGTATCAGTCATCATAGCATCCATTCTCATTGCAGTAAGATTCTCACTCAACTCCAATGTTATGTACACACAGTTCATGCCTTGCTCTGCATAGTTTACTGCAAGATTCTGCAAGAACAAACTCTTACCTGCGCCTGAACCTCCTGCAAATATATTCAGTTCGCCTCTGTTGAATCCGCCAAACAGTTTCTTATCAAAGTTTTTCCAACCAGTTGGCATCACACCATTGTTGTCTTTCAGTGCNTGTAGTCTTNCTTTNGGATCATCAAAATAATCAAGNCCCATATCTTTGGTCAATCCAATTTGTACTGCTTTCTTAATTTTTTCTTCTACAGAACCATAGTCACCTTTTTCTAACATGTCTGCGGAAGCAAGTATGGCAGATTCTAATTCTTTGTGTCTTGCAAATCTTTCATACTCATCAAGGAACCAATCAAAATGTTTTGGATCAATGTCTGAGGCTGACTGTAGTTGTGAACCAGTTTTTGCATTGACCATTTCAACATCTGGCAGTGTTTTGTACTCTTGTGCATACTCATACACAAACTTTGCAGGTTCACGCAACGACATATCATAGTGATCGTATCTAAAAATATTTTGTGCTCGCACAAATGATTCTGCGTCTGCTAGAAACATTTCTAAAAATAGTTTCTGTAAGTCTGATGTGTAGTCTGCCATTATTCTATTATATCACTTTTGTAATTGGTTATCAACAACTCTTTTCTCTGTTTCTGATCTTGGTTATATGTGCCAGTGCTTCTCATGGTGTAAGTCAAATCCCATTCTAACAGTGTGAATGAATCCCACATGTCCAATATGTTTTTATTCGAATTGTAAGTTATCATCCAATCGCCTGGTATTTCTTGCACTTGTTTATGAAATTCAACATGATCAAATCCTTTGTGCCATTTCCCATCTTTGCCATATAGATTAGATTTTATATCATATGGAGGATCTAGAAACGTAAATTGTTCTTTTTCTATGTCGCCCCATACACCATATATCACATCTCGATAATCATGATTGGTAATTGACCATTCTTGTATCAACGTTTCTACTGTTCTTAATTTTTTTATATTGTTCAGTGTAAAGTTACCATCATATGCTTGTTGTGAGAATGTAGAAGCAAGTCCTGAGAATCCGCATTTGTTAACAATATAAAAGTTTTTGGCCGCTTCGTACTCATCTGATGACTCTAAACCCAGTTTGGCGTTTTTAAAAAGTTCTCTTTGTGCATCAGGATACGCCAGTGTTTGATATTTTATGTCTTCTAGTTCTTTTGCCATTTCGGTGCCTCTGGCCTGTAGTTGACTCCAGAAAGCATACAGTGGCCAGTGGGCATCATTAACCCAAATGTTTGACTGTGGCCATCTTTGTGTAATCCATAAAGCCATTGATCCACCGCCCAAGAACGGCTCACGATAGTTGTACACTGTGTTGGGCAAATGATGATGTAAAAATTTTATGGCTCTTGATTTCCCTCCAGGATATCTCAAAGGTGTTTTTACTCTCATTTTAAANGGTTTAATCAACGGAGCCATCCTACAATTGCATATCTAGTTTTATCTGNCCACACAGGAGTAACCATGTGTCTGTTTTTATCATTNCTCACATCAAACAGCATCATGCTCCCATGTTTAGGAGGAATCATAATCCAATGATTGTCNTCCTCAAAGGCAATGTTACCACCCCAGTGTGGGCGCCATTCTTTNTTGAAATAAAATATGTAGGCCACTTTTCTATTCTGAACTGCATCGTTGTGTGGACTAAGATAGTGTCCTTTACTGTAAGCACTTGCTGAACAAATTAAAGTCTTTGACACCTCGATGCCTGTTTGCTCGGACACTAACTTATGAAAGTCATCACTGTACACATACGTTTTTATATCGTTATTCAGTGTCCTGAGTTGTTCAAAATTATATGTAATCCTATCACTGTCTAATTTTTGTTTTGGTCTAAAATTTTTCAAAGAATGATCTATATCCAATTGTAAAAGTATTTTTTGTGCAACTATAGGATCTACTGCATCTCTAAACATGTATACACTGTCTTTGAAAATTATTTTGTTAGTTAGATTTATTTCCATCTATATTCCGCCTTCCTCTTTAATTGTTACTATTTCACCATTTTTAAAAAATACAATATCATTTGGATCAACATGTTCCATTACTTCTTGTAACGATATCTCAATTGCTTCGCGTAATGTTCTTTGCTTTCTTTGAATAGTTCATACTGTGCAATTTTTTGATCAAACAGAGGGTGCATTTTATACATGTGTTCTTTCTTAATAAAGTAACTAGCAACCAATGTAAGTTCAATTGAATTAAACAGGCCATGTCCAAATCCTTCGAACTTGTATAATTTTTCTTTGCCACCTTTTTTACTCATGTCAAACATTGCACATGGCCAATTGCTAATTGTAAGTTTGTTTTTTTCAAAGTGATTACTTTTTAATTCTATGTTTGTGTATCCTTGATCTTCTGCTTTAGCATCAGCACCAGTACGGCCAGGCACTTTATCTATTGACGGTAGCAATGCTCTTAGTTCTAGTATTTGTAATGCTTCTCTGTATCCGTAGTTGTCTAATGCGTTAATACCAGTTTGTTTTCTAAACTCTGCAAACGCTTTCAATCCTTCAATTAATTTTTGTCTATGTTCTACAGTCAGAGCCATAGTTTTTCATTCACTTTAATTTTTGCTTTTGAGTCGTATGTGTGTTTGAGTATT